ATCAAGTGCAGTAATAGATGTGGTTGCTGATCCAACATTAGACCCGAAGACCACAAAGTAGTCACCAGCACTTAAAGAACTTGCAGTAATCGCAGTAGAGACAACTCCAGTTGTAAGACCGGCATTTCTAAGGAAAGAATCATTAGGAATATGAAGATCAAAAATAAACTGTTTGGTTCCAGTGGTTCCAACTCCAACAGACGTTGTTCCAAATCCAACGATAACCCCAGAATCACCATTATAAGAACCAACTTTGTTTTCTTCAATATTAGATGCAGGAGGAGAGATTAACACTTGTGGTGGGTTGGTCTGTGTATAACCAGTTCCTGCATTAGAAATAGTGATAGATGTTACAACTCCATCAGTGATAGATGCGGTTGCAAGAGCAGTTGTTCCAAGTCCAACAGTATTTCCGATACTGACTGTTGGTGTGGTTGAATATCCAATACCACCTGTAGAGATAGCGACTGATGTAATCGTACCAGCAACAGAGACTAATGCAGTTCCTGCAGCAGATACCTTATCATCTTGAGTGATGAACTTAACTTTATCTTGGAAGAGGAAACCAGTTTTATCTTCAACTTCATTAAACAAGTTAAACAAGGGTCTCAGGGTGTCAACATAGATCGCTGTTGATCCAACTCCAACATTTTTGATAATATGTGCAGTAGGACTGATCAAAGGTTCATAGAGCTCTCTGTCTTTACCTACTTCTTGTTCATTAATAAACTTATCTTCAGTTTGTCTACACCAAATAACAGGTCTTAGTAATGAAGTATTTTGAATATTACCAGGACCAGAATAGGTGTTTGTCTGTGCAACGTCAGTTCCAGTTACAAGATCAACTGATCTCACATCTTCATCAAGGAACGGATCATCAGAATGAAGTTGTAAAGTATCGCCCTGTTTTACAGTTTCAAGAACTTCTCTAAGAACAACGTCTTGAGAACCAGTTCCTTTGTAGAAGATGATTTCTATGGTGTCACCAATCTTAGGTGCCTCAGTAAATTCAATCTGACTACCACCTTCAAAGATGTATCCCTTTCCGGGAACTTGCAGAATACTATTAACAAAGACCAGAAGCACATCTTGAACATTAATTTTAGATCCCTTAGCTGCAACAATAGAGGTTACAACTCCATTGAATTCAATTGGGAAGTTTGTTCTCGTTCCATTAATAAATTGCTCAACATTATCCATAACCTGAAGTTCACCAACTGACCACCCAGTAAATTCGTCAGTAGCGATGTCATCTACGGTAATCTGGAACTCTTGGAAAGTCTTAGTAAGATCTGTAGGAATACCAACTGTTCCGCCGATAGAAACCGTCAGAGTTTCATTATTACCATATCCATATCCAGTATTTCTGATTTCAAAATCAATAACGCTAGATCCTTGACCAACAACAATATCAATCTTTGCTCCAGTTCCAACACCAGAGGACGATGAACTGTAGACTAAAGGAATGTCACTGTAGCTGAGAGGATCGTCAAAGATTACAACAGGAGGTTCAGTAGAAGTGTAGCCAGTTCCTGGATTAGTGATTGCAACACTAACAATGTGTCCACCACTAATCGAGGCAGTTCCGATATTGAATCTGTTTGATCCAGTAAGAGAAGTGGTTGCAACTCCAACATTTACAGTTTGAGCACCAGGTCTATAACCAGAACCACTATTACCAATACTAATAGATTGAATTGTTCCTGCGATAGAAACAGCAGCGGTTCCACCTGCAGCGACCAGAGGTTGATAACCAAATCCTTCAGTTGATCCAACAGAAACAATCACACCACCCACAGGAACTGTAGAGGTTCTAATATCAGAGGTATTTGACACAGCAGATCCAACAAATGAGATTGAGGTGATTCCTGCATTCTCAGACATCGTATATTGATTGGTACTTCCGGGAGTTTGGAAGATATCATTAACAAGGATAATACCAGTCTCAGTTGCGATACCAGTTACATTTGATCCATTTTGTTTTAGAGTAAACTCTTTCTGAGATCCGTTAAATTCACTTGAAATATCATCAAAAACATAATTCTTATGATAAGTATCTTCTGACGAATCTTCTAAACCACTTCTAAGGAATATTCTTGCTTGGAAACTAGAAGAAGATGTAATACCAGTCCAGTCTCTTTCATCGGGTGGATTTGTGGTAGATCCGATAGGAGTATTACCGAATGGAGGATCAACAAAGTTGAGAACATTATCAACTATATTATAGTTGCCAACAACTTTGGTAACAAGAGCACCAGTTGCAGCATATGCAACGTTTGATCCTAACCATCCTCTCCTAACAGTTACGCTAGTTTCACCACCAATACCAACACCATCAACTCTAACAATTTCATCACCAATTTTAAGAAGATCACTACCCTTAATTGATGTTACACCTACAAGGGTTATATCATCATCAGTCGTAAACATCTGTTCTGAAAGAGTAGTTGTTACGGCGGTTGAAACAATCGGAGATTGAATCATATTATCGATGGCAACAAGTGCCTTAGCATTTTGATTTGTTGCTGTAAATCTATGTGATGTGCCAATACCAACACTCGTGAGATCTACAGTCTCAGGGATTGTTTTGAGAGCATTTTGTGCGCTCGAAGCAATCTTGATTTCATCATCATTAACTTTAACGACGAATAAATCACCAGGAAGTTTAGTTGTTGTACCAACTCCAACAAATGAAGTTAATGCAATACCAACTGCCATTGTTGTTCCTGAACCTGCATGGACATACTTAATCTTCTCACCAGTCACAAAGAAGTGATTTGGTATACTAATTGTATCAGTGGTTGTATTAACAACATCAGAATCATTACCCTCAAAAGATCTATCGAAAATTGGAGTAGTTTCATTTTTTAATTCAAATGCTCTCTTAATATCTCTTTCAGTTCCCTCATAGGTGCCAAACGCAGATTCAATTAAAGCATTGGTAAAGTCGATGTTGTCCTTGTCATCATCTTGATGCTTAAGTGCATTCATGTAGACATTAACAACTGTGTTAATACTTGCAGCAGGTGTAAACATCAACTCTGTAGTTCCCGCTGTAGAGACTCTTGTACCAAATGTTCCAAGACCAACTGATGTTCCTACCTCAGCAAATTCAGTATCATAAGTTATACTAGTGCCTGCACCGGCTACAAAATCATCAACAACGATGATTTCTGACATTTGATACTCATTATTTGTAATGTCCGCGACCTGAGCAACAAAATATGCAACATCATAATCGTCAGGGTATACCCCAACTGTATGAATACCAGGTGAGGTCGAAGAACCAATACTTGTAGTTCTACCTTCTATTCTGGCGTGCTTCAAGTCAACTGTACCAATACCAGTAATGGTTGAGTTAGCCAAACCAACTTGAACGGTATTAATTACACCTGTAGTTCCGATACCAACACCAGAATTTGGATAGAAGTGTACTTCAAGGTTTGATCCAGAGATCACAGCATTATATGTACCTAGACCAACTTCAGCAGCAGCACCAACAGTGGTTGTCAATTGACCATATTCAAGCATTTCAACATCGGTGCCATTATGAACGATATTAAGATTATTAAATTCAAACTCTCTACGGTTTATATCCGGTGTAATTTGCACTAATACCTTGACTGTACTGTGAGTGCTAGCAATACTAACAATTGTAGTAAGTCCAACACCATCTGCAATCGTCGTACTTTGGGATTCAACTAAGGTAACACCACCAATAGAGGTGCTGCCTGTGCTTAGTAAATTATCATCAAGGTTATAAGAGATAGAAGCAATCTGATAATCATTTACAGCGAACTTAGTTGGGAAGAATTGCAATTGCCCATTAGCTCCATCAACTCTGAAGTCAAATGAACCTTGATCATAAGTGCTTTCAACTCTGCCATACTGGTTAATATATCCACGGGCTCCATCGTGAATCAGATCAACAATCATCAGTTGACGTTGTGCAGTAAAGCGAGTATCTCTTACGTAAGTAATATATTTCATCGCTCTTCTAGCGTTTAGATCAAAGCTACTAACGACACTAAACTTAGTTGGTCTAGGGTTGCTATTAAAGATACCGCTTACGTCATCAACTGATAAAACTCTGTTTCCTACAGACTCAAGGAAGTCTTGAAGAATTCTACTTGCAAATCTTACTTCAGTTGAAAGGACCTTTGTGCCAACATTAAGGAAGTTTTCACTTACAAGATCAAAGTCATATACACAGTTAAGATCTGCACTACCAACAAGGTCAGTTATTTGACCAAAGTAAGATAGGTCAGTTGCCAGACCAACGTTAACGGATGCTGTTGACTCAAGTTGATAATCTGCAAATTTCTTGTAACCGATCGTATGGTTTGTAGATGAAACGACATCATCCCAAGTATCAAAAGGAATTCTTGAATTGATCGAATAAGCAAACTTCTGATAGTAATCACTATCTTGAACTCTTTGCATGTTTGTGTTGAGGAATCCAGAATCATTCTGATGTCCTTTTAATACCTCAGATGTTGCACCCATCTTAAGATAAGATTCATATGATCTTACTTCTGTTGCAATACCTTCAGTTCTCGACGAAGATCCTCTGATTATCTCATCAGTAACAAATGTATCAACAGAAGAAATTCTCAAAGTATTGGTTTTATCATCCCACATCTCAACAGTTCCTGATGCGGACTTACTCTTAACATTTTCTCCGTTAAAGAAATTATTTTGTTTTAAGGCAATATCAAATTTAGGGAAGAATCTTTCGGGAATGATTCTTGCTCCGACAGAGTTTGGAGCATCATATGATCCAGGAGTGATTAATCCAGATGGAATGTCTCCACTCATATTATAGGTAACAGATCCAAGTCCACCAACGTTTGCATCAACTGCTGTTAGTTCAAACAGTTTATATTCAAAATCCTCAGAGTTATATCCAAGTCCGGTAGATCCGATACCAACACTTACACCTTCAATAAGGACTTTATCACCAACTGCAAATGGGAACGTAGATCCAGTACTAAATCCAGTATCAATACCAATCGTCACATCTTTAGTAGCAACATTAAATCCAACAGTTCTAATACCTACGCCATTACTGTTCGATGTTGGAATAATACTTGGGAGAACATTATTAATGCCAAAAGTGTTTTTAAAGATAGTAACTTTAGAATCACCAAGAGAATATCCAAGATCAACATCTTTAACATGCTTCTTGGTCTTACCATCAACAACAACCAGTTTAGGAGCCACTGTGTATCCTCTTCCATTTGAGGTTATTCCAATTGATTCAAAAGAATTCAAAGACTCAATTGTGACGATTTGAGGGATTGCTGTGCTTGGTTTCAGTGTAGTATCTGATGGGAAGTCAAATCCAATATCATTAATGATAGTTTTTTTGATTTGACCAATGGAGGTGCTTCCGACAGAAATGATTGCACCACTTCCGGTATCTGTTGTTCCAACACCTACAATCGTACTGATGCCTGGAAGTGAATAATAATTAACTCCACCGTCCTTAATAGTAAATGCATTAATCGCACCAGTAGTATGAGTACAATCAGTGATATAAGATAATTTGGAAGTAGTGCCTGCATAAGAAACTCTTTCAGGAGTTTCATCAAGATAGTAATTAAACGCATTGGTTGCAGCAACCGAAACAGCATATCTGCCGTTGTATGCACTTTCTTTAACGTTAATTTGGTTATAAGAAGTAACGTCAGTATCCGTAACAATACCACTCTTTACCAGAGGAACAACACTTTCGTCTACAATATCAAACTTATAGTAAAGTTGTTGAGGAATATCAGAGTTTACATTAAGAGTAACTTTTGCGTTAGTATCAACACCAACTTTACCAGATCTTTCAATCTCAAACGTTCTATTAGTTAAACTTGTATTCCAAATCTTAGTATGCTGATTATCAAGATAGAAATTTAATTGGAACGCGGGATATTTGATACCCTGTGCAGTATATGACAAAGAGGAATCAGATAAATCAAACTCAACTGTAGAGTCTTTAATTACGTCAATCTGGGGGTTAATCAAATTGATAGTTCCCGATGATGCACTCGTAATACCGACAACTTTAGGTTTTCCTAAAGTCGAATCGTATCTAGTGTCAGCCAGTTTAAATGAATCATCATCAACTCTGATGATGTAGTAGATTGCATTATCAGACAATCCTACCGCTGGAGCAGATGCTGTATGCAGCACTTTTTGTCCAGTTACATATCCATGACCAGAAATAGTGATTGCATTAGTTGTAGTATTAACACCAGAGGATGCATAAGACTTAGGATTAGCAATCAGTCGTCTGTTATAATCATTATATTTTAAAGTAACCGTTGTTGAAATTGATGGATTTACATCAATAATAATTTCATGATTCCCTTCAATACCATGAGCTTGTTTTGTTTGAACTGTTACCTCTTTTCTTCTAAGTTCAGCGGTGATAACTGAGTAGTTAGTTTGGAAACTATGATAAACACCAGTTCCAAACCCAGCAAAGAATAAAGTGCTGACATTACTTTGAGTTGTTGCAATTCCAACAAATGTGCCTGTGGTTCCTAATCCCACTTTGACTGTGGAGACTCCAATGATATCATTTGAGATCTTAGCGGCAAATAATGTTTGATTATTAGATAAAGTTGATGTGGCACCTACACCATTTTGCACATCGATACCAGCTCCGTTTCCAGGAGAGTATGTAAGTTGATCACCTGTCTCTAAACCATGACGGGGAATATAGATTCCTTTTGTGGGAATATCAATCCTTGATAGTCCTGCTCCAGCATTTGATAATACAATAGTAGAACCGATACCAACACCCGCAGAAGTGCCTAAACCAACACTCTCAGATGGATCAAAGTAAATTTGTCTATTTCTTCTTGGTGCGTATGTTGTCTTAAATCCAGCGTTGATTGTAAGTTTTCTAGGATCTTCTAGCAACTCTGTGGTGACAGTGTGTGATGCACCGACAACACCATTTACACCACGAAGAACTCTAATTCTAGAGTTAATAATATCAACATTTAATACTCTAACTCGCTCTGTGCCAATTCCAAGAATGTCATTCTCTCTAATAGAGGGATAACCCAAATCTCCAGTCACCTTGAAATAAGTGACGATACCAGTGGCACCAACAGTTCCAACACCAGAAGATAATGTTCCAACACCTACTAGTGTAAGTCTATTAGAAGAAACTCCAACAGGATAAGATCCGCCAATTTTAGATGAGGTTGTTGACAACCCAGTAACTAAAACCCTATTAAACTTCTTAAAGTTGTGAGGATTATCTGCAAAAAGAATATAGTTACCTTTAGCAGAGGAGGGGTAGACTTCAACTCCTGTAATTGAACTAGTGGCAACACTAACACTATTAACTTGCTTTCCCTTCAAGGTTGCTACTTTTGCAATAGCACCTGAACCTCTAGTATTTGTATTGTCAAATAAAATCTTATCGCCTACCTTATATCCATCGCCGCCAGTATTGATTCCAATAAACTCAACTTCACCTGGGCTTACTGCTAACACATCTACAGATTGTGTTAGTTTTTTCGGAGTGGTAATATATGGATACGATACATCTCCGTCAATTAAATTATGGGGAACTGTATTTCTGCAGTAATCGGATTCACTTAACTCAAAATTATCCTGATTTGAATCATATTTAAAGTTAAATTCGTCGGGTTTGGAGTAATATGCATCTCCAACTAAGTATGGGAACTTAGGAAGTTTAAAATCTGCAAATATTGCTCCCTGTCCTTGAGCAGGATCAATATCAATAGTTGCAAAATATGCGTATGTTCCGTTAGGAAACTCTGGAGTAACACAGAACCTGCCATTATTTTTGTCTAAGACCGATTCATCAACAACATTTTTATACGTGTAGTCTTCAATAAAGAATCCACCAGGGAAAATATCAATTGGAGGTCTTTGCTGCTTCGTTAAAGAATCTTCACTATATCCAGACTTCATCTGAGTGACTACACCACCAGTCAGATTAGAATAACCATATGGACCATAAATTGGATTGCCATCATATGCATATCCGATAATGGGTGAGTGATCCCTCGAAGTGACCTCAATACCATTTACTTTAACAATATCATTTTTTCTAAAGATTGTATTACCAAACTGATCGCTTGGAGAAACAGACTCTCTAAGGGGTCTAGGAGCGTACAGGTGAGAGTATTGCAGACCATAGGCATCATTTACCCCTCTGGTTATAAAACCATCATCAGAGGTAATTTTGTTAGTGTTAAAGAATTTTTCTACTAAGTTAATTCTCCATTCTTGTAAGATTGGTAAAAATTGTGCTCCAGATCCTGCAGGTAATACTGTAACTGTAGTTCCATCTTGAGTATAATTTTGTCCACCCGAAATAACTTTAATATAATCAATAACTTTAGTTTCAGTTGATCCAGATCCTATAGTTTTTGTAACTGGTGTGAGAACAGCACCAAATCCATCACCATCAATTATCAGATCAGGAAGAGATATGTATCCAGATCCCTGATTATCAACGATAACTTCATCAATAACACCGTTTTTAATAATCGGTTTTAATTGAGCATCAGAACCAACTCCAAGTGTGACGGTAGGGAGTCTTTCAAGGTTAATAACATCTGATACGCCATATCCAACTCCGTTAGAAGTAAGATCAACAGATGTTACTTGACCTCTAAAAATAGGTTGAATAGATGCTTCAAAAGAAGTATTTCCTGTAGATGCTAATCCAACCTTTCCGACTAAGGTAACGTTGATATCAGGATAGTTAAAGAAATGAGTTCCTAAACCAACAGAGGTTAAATCTACATATCTGTTAGTTCTGTAGAAAATATCTTTCTCTGTCGCAACACCAACTGATGATAACTTAAATTTATTATCATCAACTTTAGTGACATAATATTCAGTATTTGTAGTTAATCCAGATACTGGTGTTCCTTCACATGTGTATTTTACAATCTGACCAGACTGATAGTCATGGTTTGAGGAGTTAATGATGTTTAACGCTGTGTCAATTCCTACTGGGAAAACAGTTCTTTTTTTATTTTCATAGTTTTCACCACCATCAATAATACTGATTGATTCAAGAATTGACTTATCTTTGAATGCTTTGAAGAATTGTACCCCAGAACCAACAGATGTAAGAACAACTGTATTAATACCAGAGGTAGCATCTGCTTGAGTTGGGTGTAATCTAATAGTTGTCAGTCCAACCTGAGATACAAAATAAGAAGTATTGGTGGTAAGACCGCCAACTACGGTTTGATCTTCCGAAATGTATAATACTTTCTCTCCAGTTTTGAACTTATGAAATGTGCCAAATCCAATTGTGGAGGGAAGAGAACCCGTTGTCCCTAAACCAACATTAGTATCAAGGTTAGCATTAAAAGAAATTTTATGCTCTACTTTTTTAATAGACGCAGTTGCTCTAGCTCCTTGACCATTTCCTCCAGTAATTCTGACCCTTGGAACCTCTTCATAGTCGAATCCAGGATCAATGATTCTAATATCTCGAAGTGAACCCGATATAGACACAGTTCCAGTAACACCAGTTCCAACGGCATCCTGAACATGAAGGACAGGTGGATTAATTACATCAAAATCATCACCACCATTTAATACATCAATTCTTTTTACTTCGCCATACTTGATTACATCTTTTGATTTGTAATTTAAAATCTCAACGCCATTTAAAAGAAGTCCAGTGAATCCTGGATTTGTAAGAGTTACGGTTCCATCATCAACTGGAGTTGAGAACCTTCTGTAAAGTTTTTGTGTCTCTAAAGTTCTTTGTCTAAAGTCGTAAACATCAAATTTGTTATTTGTAACAGGTGTTGAACTCTCTATAGTAACGAACTTATTATTGTAGATGTCAGATCTACTCTTAGACAGTTTGATTGTTCTTGCATCAATTCTCTTAACAAAGTAAAGACCTTCTCCTCCAGTATCAGTACCAAAAAGTGAGGTGCCTAAAACTGTTGTCGTGGACGTAATACCAGTTTGTCTATTTGTCGATGATTGCTCAACTTTTTCTGGAGTATAATAGATTGCATCACCAGTATAGAAACCATGATCACCAGTTAAGATAATTTCAAATTCATCTCCTATGAAAGTGCCAGAAAATACAACCGATCTTGAATCAGCGTTCAAAGAGTTTCCATTGTAAAAAGGAAGTGAAGAAGATGCTACAATAATATCATCCTTATATTTTTCCTTATAAACATTTTGAACATTAGCAGAATAAACTGCAGCACCGGGAAAGTCGTTCGATTCTACTTTTAAGAGAGATCTACTAACAGTAAATGTTTCAGATGGATTAAGTATACCCTGACCTTTGATTAAAAAAGACCTTTCATTAATAATTTTAGTTACTGTCGATAAAGGTTTATTTCCACTAGCAGATGCTTTTACTGTGAGTCTGTCGCCCACTCTAAAATAATGATCTTTTTTGAGAGTTACGATGAAAGTATTATCAGAGGCGTCTTGTAGAGAAATCGACTCTACAGCATATGATGGTGCTGTATTGTAATACCAGTTTTTGAATTTGAAAGTAGTATTTCCGATACCAAGTGTTTTAATAAGGATGGTATCATTTTTGCCGTGTTCATATGCACCAGGATGTTCGCAGTCATTAATAACAGAATTAATTCTGACCTGAATCGTTTCGTTGATATTATTTTTTGATTTACCATACGCAAAGGTATTGACCCCTACAATTGCAGAATCGAGAATGGTTTTACCAATACCTGTTACATTTAAAAATTGCGTTATAGTCTTTGACTTATATGATACAATACCAAGAGTATTATCATTAAAAGTCACGCTAAGAGTTCCACTTGTCCCAAAACCAACAGTTGAGTCAACATCAAGTACAGTTAATCCAATGCCGGTATTACCGATTACTCTAGTTTTTGGTTGAACAGTGAAAGCACCATATGTACTACCATCAACACTAATGTCCTTATTACTACCTGCATCAACACTCAGTCTGTAAAAAGTTTGACCTGTGCCCGTGATAATTTCTTCTACACTGCTGATTGGTGCATATGCTCTTCCATTATCTCCAAAAGCATCTTGGAACAAGGTCATTAGTTCCAAATTACTAGGATCTCCAGTAATTGGTTCTACAACCAAATCATTAGTTACATTATACTGAGCATTTGATGGAGTAAAAAGAAATTCTCCTGGTTTTACGATTTTTGCGTTTTCTGCATATAATGCTTTGAATAAAATTTCAAAAGATCTATCAGTTCCTTTACTGAGATAAAAATCCTTTGATTGCTTAATGAATACACTTTCATTTAATCTACTATCAAATGGTCTATCTTCGAGACCAGGTAATAGTTGGTGTTTAGTTTTTGTTAAAAACTTTTTGAGGAAAAGATTACTTAAGTTTTCAACTTTTGCGCCGAAAGTGTGAGCTACACCAACACTGGTATCAAATACAAGTTCCTCTGGATTAGATGGAGATGTATATGAAGTAATTCCACTAAAACCTCTTATACAACCAGTAAATGAAGATCTGGTTTTACCTGTATACGTGATAATTTCATCATCAATTTTTAAGAGACCATATGAATCTGGAAATCCATCTGTTCCTGTAGGAAATTTACCAAGGTCAATATTGATTGTGCTTTCATATGCATTAATTACAGTTCCCAATCCCACATGTGTTGTTAGATTGGTTGTTTCGTCAATTTTTACATACTTATCAATATTTTGAATTAAATCAAGAGGAGCACCTTGAAATTCTTGCGAAATATAATATTGCTTTAAAAACTCTGTTACTAAAGGATAATCCTCCCTCACATACTGAGGAACTTGGTTCTTGACAACCGAATTGATTTGGATTCTTTTCTCTGACATTTTATATCCTTTTAATTAGTAACCGCCGCCGCCACCGGTGCCTGATCCACCCGAAGAGGATGAAGAAGCAGGGGTAGATGTGGTTGGTACTGAAGCCGTTGTTGTTGTGGTGGTGCTCGTATATGAAGTTGTAGTGGTTGGTGTCGAAGATCTTACAATAGATCCCCTCCCTCCTTCTCTCACAAGATTTCCATTTGGATAACTGGAGGTGACAATATAGTTTGAACCTGCAGGATCTAAACCTGAAGATATTTCATCCACGACAGTTTCAATATTACTGTTACTTATATCTAGTTGCAAATAAAGATCCTGTAATCCGATGACATCATTTGAACTAGGAGTTGCTTCAATTTCAATAATAGTTTGACCATCCTTGATAAGTCCACTCTGAATGTTGACGGGATTCATGGTAATCACGCCATTTACATAATCGATAAATCCAACGTTTCTTCTTACAATTGTTGGTTGTTGTGAACCAATTGATGGTAAACTAAAGAAGAACAGAGTTCCAGACTCCCTATCAGAGTTTGGAAGGTCTGACATGTAAATATCTTGAGGAATCCCATCAATTCTAAATGCTGAGGTTTTGATATTAAATCCTTCAGGATCTTTTACCTGGAATCTATTGCCAAAACCGATTTGATATTCAGCAAATCCATTTAGAACAACTCTCAAGTCTCTTCTCATTCTAAGAGTTGTAATATTAGAAGTTACCGACTCATGACTATCATCAACAACTTTAAGGAATTTACTATATTTGAATCTTGCACCATACTTATTGAGTTCTGAGGATTCTGCGTACTTGTTCGCATTATTTTGAACAACAGACGAAACAAGTGATGCGGATGGTGCTAAGTTTGAGTTATAATATACTTTCGAGTCAACTTCAATATAAAGATATTTCAGATCTAAAATTTCAGGGACGATTCCAGCAACTGCAAACCTCTTAAGTTTATTTTTGATATTCTGTTTAATGATATTGGGTAAGAAATCACCAGTCCTTGGTTTGATGCTGATGAAGACCTTACCGTATTGTGGTGGAACTAACTCTTCACCACCAAAAACAGAAATAGATTCAGTTTCGGGATAAATTCTTGCTGGGATCAGAGTTTCATAGTCATTTGCAGTAAGTGCTCTATTTTGTGATGCATAGATCCTTGGGGCATACTTACGAATAGACTCCACAGACTCGATTGTATCGCCCCCAGAGGACGTTAAACCGGTTGTTAGGAGTGATATGCCCGAAGTGACTGTATATGTCTGTGCGTTCCTTGTATAGGTCAATCTACCCGAAAACTGGAAGGAAGAAATGCCATTTCCAGAGTCGCCGTTTGATGCGATATAATTTACGGTAACGTAGTTGCCTTCTTCAAGAGCTCTACCAAAGATTCCGTCTCCAAAGAACAACTCATATCTTTCATCAGAGATTTCTTGAAGAAAATAGACTTTTGAATTGCCGCCAATATCAAAGAGACTATCTTGATTTGAATACTTGACAGAAGTTGATGAATTTTCGTTATTTTTAACTAAAACGCTAATAAGAGAGGTGTCAACACCTCCATTTGGTAAAATAAACTTCTGATTGGGAACTCTAGTGCTGTAAGTAAAGTTAGAACTTAATAAAGTTCCTTCGTAGATTGAAATATCTTCAAAATTAGCAATATTATTGACTACAGGAACTGAAATATCCTCTAAGATGCAAAATGCACTTGATTGATTACCAAAACTACCACTAGTTGTTGCTACAATACCTTTGTGAAGGGTGATTGTTGCTGGAGTTGGTGATATATTTGATGTATCTACAAAAAATGTAACTGTTGCTCTCGCAGATTTCCTAGACCTAGGTACATATCCAATATTTCTTGCAAGTGCAACTATATTTTCTCTTAAAGTTGCACTATCAAGAAAAACCTCATTCGCAACCATGTTTGCGTTGTATGAGGAGATGTATGTATTGTATGCCAAGACATCGAGAATGGTCGAAAGGTTCGACCCTTCAAAATCATAGTCTGTAAAGTTAGAGTTAGACTTT